TGCCTACCAGTATGGCATGTCCCTCAACTTCGGAATGGATGCTGGCAAACAGGTCTCCGCTCTCGCGCAGAATATCCGGGCTTGTCTTGCCAGACTGATAGAGGGGGTTAAGTGGCGCGTAAGTCTCCCATCGGATGCCATTGGGGTCTTCGCCGCTCTCCATGCGCTTAACCGTCCGGTCATGCAGTTCCAGACCAATGGCGGCCAGCACCTCCTGCGGGCGCGACCCAATAGCCATAATGGCATCCAGTGCGGATTGGATGGGGGCTGCATCCCCCGAGATGGTTATGAACGCCATTGTGGAAATCCACTTTTATCTCTGCTAATGTGTCCATGCGCGCCGGAGACTACGGTGATATTCTCCCTGCCGAAGGACGTCCCGTTCAGGGACGGACCGAATGGGGTTCTGCGGGAGGCCCCACCGGCGCGCATCACTCTTCCCCTGACAATAAATCGTCCAGACTGCCCTGCATGATCTCCAGCCCCGCAATCGCCTGGCGCACTGAATGCGGGCGTGAGACATGGCAACTGACCACAAAGTTCTCGCTGCCATCCTGCGTGCGCTTGATCACAACACGGTATATCCGCCCAACATTGCGGAACAGCCGCATGTGTGTCGCACTTTCGCGCACCACCAACTGCGGGTTGGCAATGACCTCTGGCACATGCAGGTAATCAGCAAGCGAGAGGTCTTTGTGCCGCTCCAACTGTTTTTCAACTGTTGCCCCGGATAGCTTGACGCTGCGTGCTTCGCTGCCCAGCGCCTTCCGCAGATTATCCGGCATGGTGCCTGCATCCACCAGGCCAACAGGGTGGTGGAGCAGTTCTGCAACCGCATCCTGCTGGGCCTTCAGGTCATCCGCTGCCTCAGGAACCGGCTCAATGGCAACAGACCTGGGTGCTTGCGCAACATCAGGCACTTTGGGCGCAACAGGTGGTTTGCCTGGCAACGAAGGTGTCGTTGTGGGTGCTGGACGCCCCTTACGGGCAGGCCCCACATCCTGCGCAGGGGAGAACGCCGGGCGCAGCTTGGGCGTGGGTGTGGTTACAACCCGCGCCCCTTCATTCATCAGCCACGCCTTGCCCGGATTATAGGCAAAACCGGGGTCAATCCCGACTGGCACATGCACGATCTCACCCGTATGCGGGTTGCGCCATGGCCGGGTTTCTATGACCGGGCTATCGGACACCTCCCAACCATTGCGGTCCAGCATCCGCCGGGAGACAACCTCAACCGTGCAGTGGCACCGCCAGCCATTGGGCGGGTAGTGGGTATCCCAGAACGGGTCATCCCAACGCAGGATCATGCCATCCCATGCCATATGCTGCGGGCGGGGGTGCTGGCAGTTATGGTGCCGGTAGCGCCAGTATGGATACAGCGCCACAGACTCAGGCGTGGTCTGCCGCCGGTAACGTCCGGCTGAATATGCTGTGGTAATGTTGGTGTCGTAAATAATGGCAGATCGCCAGCCCGGCGTGCCGGTATGTTCCCAGCCATGCCGCGCCACAATGGCGTCGAATTCCTTGAGGAACTCACGCCGCGTACCGCCCGCCTCTTTGGTGCGCAGCACGGCACTATGGAAATCATTGACCAATGCCTGGGATGTGGCCCCAGCTACCGCGAACGATACGGAATGCGCCTCCTGCCACAGATCGGTCCATGTCGCGGCAGGCATTGGCACTTTCTGGCGCAGGAACGCCAGGGCATCACTCGGCGGCAGCTTGGCGGCTTTGACAGCCGTATCAGCCATCGCGCGCTATTTCCTCCAGCACCATGGCTTCGCCCGCCAGTTCCGACACCATCAGGGCCGTCTGCATGGCCTGCTGGAACTGCTCATTGGGCAGCTTCATGCCCTGAAGCTGCTGTTCCAGTGCGTCCATACTGTCCGCATTTTCCACGACGCTCCGCACGGCATCGGTCATGCGCGCCATTCCCGCCTCGGCATCACGCGCCAGTGCCTGGGTCATCAGGTGAATAATGTTTGGACCATTGGCCTGCACATGGCGGCTCAACAACTTGCCCACGCGCGAATGCAGGGTGATTTCCTGCTGATCTTCAGCCTGTGGAGTGGTCGTTGTCGGCGGGGGAGCCTTTGGGGGCATATCCTGCGCCGGTCGGTCCTGGGCGGGCAGCACATGTGCTGCCTGTATGGGCTGTGCCTGGGCAACCAGACCAAACACGTCATCACCGTCCTGCGGGGCTTTCAGGCCGGTGCGGTCATAGAAGTCCTGGGCACGGAACTTCAGGCCCTGCGGCCCGGCAAACTGGATCAGCCTGACCAGTTCTTCCAACGGCACTTCATCAGGACGGCCAAAGCGGATGAACGGGTATTTGTCCTGCGGCCCGAATGTGAAGGAAACCATGGGAATGGCAAGCTGGCGGGTCGCTGTAACAGACAGCAGCCGTGCGTCCAGCCGCTCAATGTCTTCCTGCACCATCCGGTGAATTGCACCAGAGGCATGGGCACCCTGTTTGCTGTCCGTGGTGCCGGTCTGCCCCAGCACGGCCTTGCTTAATTCGGAGTTGCAGAACTCGGCGCGGCGCTGGTGAACATCATTGCTGCCAGCGCCGTTCTTTGGTTCCACAAACTCAAAGTCCATGCCCTTGGGCACCATAATGCCCAGGGAACCGGCAAAGTCGCACACCGCTCGCCACAGCACATTGCGGTCCTGGTCGGACGCATCGGGTCCATACCGGCCAAGGCGGATTGGCAGGCCATAATTCTGCACGAATATGCCCCAGTCACGCACCGTGAACATTTTGAACATCACGTACCACACTGCCAGACGGGACAGCCCGGCGTGCATGGTCAGGCCCGACCATAGCGGATGCACATGGTTGACAAAGCGGTGCGGCTCCAGCGGGCTGAAGCCTATCTGGGGGGTGCCGTCCGCAACACTGGGGGGTGCGCCAATGGTATTGGTATTGCGCATCAGAATGGTGTTGCCATCCTGTGGCGATACCTCAAACCAGCGGGCGGGACGGAACAGGAGCTGCTGCGGCCAGTAGTTCCCCGCTTCAGCATGCCACACAATTTCATGCGTGGACCGGCCCTTGCCAATGGCGTCGAGCATGTCAAACGCCGCCACTTCCAGAATGCCCCGGTCCACCCAATCCTGCACAAAGGCCGCATGCCGCTTGTGCGCGGGCTTGTCCGATGCCGGGGTGACGGTAATAGGCAGATTTGCAACCGTGCTCTTGCGTGTGCTCAGAACGCCCAGGTAATGGCCGTCGCGGCGTTCAATTTCCTCCGCAATTTCCATCCACAACAGGCTTTCGCCCTGATCGGCGGCACGTAGCGCCTCACCCAGCGTTGCCGGGTCCAGTGCACGGATGGACGTATTGGCCACGGCAGGCCGGTCGGCCAGCATGGTCGGGTCGGAAACACGGCTGGCAAACGCGGACGGCGGGATCGGTTTGCCAAACTGGTCAAGTATCTGCGCCATGTCGGCAGTCCCCATACATCACCGCGTCACGGCAAGTGGCGATCACATCGCCCACCGTGCGCCAGTCGTTTTCACCATCCACACAAGCGCCCAGGGTGCTGTGTGCAGCCACGACAATTTCCATGCGGTCGAGCATGTCCAGGCCAAGGTCATCCAGCCGTGTATCGGGCCGGATGCACCAGCGGGGCCGCAGGGCAATGTCCGCCACGATCCTGCGCACCTTGCGTGCTATCCGGCTCATGACTGCGATTTCACTTTTGGCGCTTCTTATTTTTTTTACGCCGCCCCGGTTTTTTCTTGAACAAAACACATGGATGCGTGTTGTCCGGGAACGGGTATTCGCTGCCTTTAATCCTGATCCAGAACAAAGGCCAATTAGGAATTTTGATTGAGATCGGCATTACACGCTTCCCTTTTGGCAGGCCCGTATCTGATCGCGCGTGCCGATGTAATCCCCGATCCAGCGGTGGGTCTCGGGCGTGTCCGGGTGTGCGTCCAGTTCGGCTTTCAGCGCCGTCTGATCGGCCTTTGAGTAGGTTTTAAGAGTGGGGCAGACCGGGCGCAGAGCAGGCGTTGCACAACCCGAAACCGCCAGGGCCAGAACGGCCAGCGTGGCAATCCTGCGCATCATGCGGTCCCCGCTTCCAGGCGCGCGTCTATGGCAGCATCGGTTGCGGGGGCATCGGTCTGCGCCTGTGCCATAGCACTTTCGGTTTTTGTGACTGCCTGTGCCTCAGTTACGGCATTTGTCTCGTCCGTGCTTTTCTGGGCTTTCTTCTCATCACTCCGCAGAATGAGAAAACCCGTAAAACCGATGATCACAACGCCGCCAATAACAATCCAAGGGGTATAGTTCATAAATCAACGCTCCCGCGCATGCCCAAACCCATATCGTCAGCATCGTGCATGTCATCATGCAGGCTATCCGGGTTCAGGTCGGTTGAAGTGGAAGTGCGAGGCGCGGGCCGATAGCCGTATTCCTCCGGGTCCGCGCTACTGGCCGCATAAGCCAGTGCTGCCGCAATGGCGGCATCACCATGGCGCTGCCCGCTTTCATCTTCCGTGCGCTTGGCCGGAATGCGGGCAACACCATTAACCAGCCGGAGCGCATGAATGTCGTCATGCACATCCCTATCGGCTGGGATGGTCAGAGAGCCTTCTTCAAAAGCAGACTTAAACGGCGGCATGTTGTCGCGATACCAAGCTTCTGAAAAATTCACGGCCTGAATGCGCGCGCCAAACCGCTGCCTTGTCACCTCACCAAGCCATCCGCCATTGCCGGTGGAATCAATGGCACCTGCCCGCAGGCGTGGAAGGCGGTCCAGGACAAACCACAAAATCTGCTTTTGCTGTTCATAAGGAACATTGCGCAGTTCCAGAACAAAGGGCGTTGTGCGGACAAGAGACTGTTCCAACGCCATGATCCAGATGACCGACAAATCCCCGGAGCGCGCAAAATCCTGCCCGAATACGTGGGGAGTTTTCGGGTCCAGCGCATGCAGTAACGGCAGCAGTTCTTCCTTACAGAAGTCTTCCGCTTCCTGCCTGCGAACAGGCTCTTTCTCCATCACAAACTTGTCGTCACAACCCCACCGAACAACCACGGCGGAATTGGATGTGCGGGCTGTTATCAGGGCGCGCGGGATATATGCGCCTTTGGTTGCTGTGGGGATGACGTGCAGTTCCTGGTCGGCCTTGCTGCCGAACTCGCGCAGTATTTTTTCGTACCACTGCTTTTCCCCCTCGAACGTCCATTCCTTGCCACTTTTGGCGCAGACCGCACGATAAAGGCCGTCCTTGACTGCATCCTCAAAAGTAATGCGGATCAGATGGTAGTCCTGATAATCCGTGCGTTTGGCGCGTATGCCCTCGACCAGCTCATTGAACGGGTTGGTGTCGCCATTGTGCGTGGACAAAATAATGATCTTCGCCCCCCAGATGCGCAGCGCCAGGGCGGCGGTAATCATCGCATCCAGATCGTCCACAAATGCCGCTTCATCAAGAATAACCAGCCCTTGCTTTGACCGGAATGCGCGCGCAACAGACGGCAGAGCCAGAATTTCAAAGCCGGATGCAAGGTCGATACGGAAAATCTTTAGATCACGGTCAGGATTATCCGGGTCTTTGAACAGGTCTTCCTGAACATTGGACGCGGCCATTTGCAGTATTCTGGCGGCTTTACCGCAGTCATCAATAAACTGCCGGGTCATGTCTTTTTCATAACCCATGTAAAACACGTCCATGCCGCCAGCCGTGGCCGCCGCACCGGCAACAGTGACGGCCAGCCACGCCAGCGTCCACGAAATACCGATACGGCGTGATTTCTCGATAACGAGAATTTCGTGTTCCAGATAATCTTCGATAATGCGGGACTGATACGGGATCAGCGCCGTTGTGGCCGACAATTCCCGTGATGGGCTGGTCAGAACGCGCGCAGGTGCCGGGATAACATCATGCTTACTGGTCATGATTTCACGCCCAGAATGCGGTCACGGATCATTTTGGTGGTTTCGTCAGAAAGCCCCTTTTCCTTGGCCAGCATTTTCAGGTTTTTTTCGTCCTGTGCGCGCAGGCGTTTTTCCGTACTCTCTTCCACCTTCGCCACAAAATCGGCATCGGTCTTGCTGGCTTTGGTCAGGTGGTCCAGGGCTTTGGATAGGAGCATCAGCCCTTCCGGGTTGCCCTGAAGGGCTGCCAGCCCATCGGCATTGATCTGTCCACCTTCCTCCTCGCCCGCCATAAACAGGTCGAGAATGGCCGTGTGCATCATCTCCACGTTGGCGCGCAGCATGCGCGATACGGAGGCATCCCCCATCTGGCGGGCAAGCGCCTCTGCCACCATGCGCGAGCGGCGGGCCTTCTGCCCTAGCTTGTCCAGCTTCTGGCAATGCCGCCCCATGGCAGAACGGCTGAAATCCTTGCCGTAACCTTCACGCAGAAGGGCAAGGATTTCATCAATCGTCATGCCGTGCGCGCGGGCTTTCGCGATTTCCTCGCGGATTTCCTCGTCTTCGCGCTCTATGGATGATGGCCGCGCCATGGGTCAGAACATCAGGTTGCGGGCAACGCCCGTGATTTTCTGCATGCACTCGGCAGCACGAATGCCAGCATCCGTCAGGTGTGCAACCCAAATATCGCTGGCGGTTTGCCTGGGTAGCTTTTCAATGCGGACACATCCGGCCCGTTCGAGAAAATCCAGATCGGCACGCATGGTGTCAAAATCCGTGGCGCGACCAGATGAAACGACAATGCGCAGCAGCACTTCGTCATTCAGCATACGATTGCCCATTTCATTGATGGACATAAGGACACGCAGGCGGCGGTCCTCAATAATAGCGGCAGCGGCGCTCATGGTCATTTCCCGTTGGCGGATGCAATGGTTCCGCGAATAATGGTGTGGAGCAGTTCCGTATTGTTCTTGCCGTCCTTACGGATTTCTCCCAGATCGGCGTGAATGCTGGTCATGCTGGAGCGAATGGCGTTCACATCCGACGACAGGCCCTCGTGCTTCACGGCAAGGGCTTCATGCCGGACAACCAGGCTGTCATGGCGGGAGGCCAGCGTGCGCTGGCGGCTCATCAGCAGTGCAAAGCACAGAACGATGATGATCCCGACCAACGCCAGACAGAGCAGCATCAGCGGCGATATGACCGGCGTGGCCGGGTTCATCATCTGCACGGTCAGGCGGTCGCGGCTGCGGTGGTTGCCGTCGCGGTGGACGCCGTGGCCGTGGTGGCGCTGTCAGGCGTGACGTAAATACCTGCCAGATCAGCAATGGCTGCCTGCACATGCGTCACCACGCTGTCCTCGGTGGGGACAACAAAGCCGAGGTTACGCAGCATGGACACAGTGCCGCTAATGGCCTCCTGCGCCAGCGGGTTGGCTGCGTCCCATGTGTCAAACAGGGTCTTGAGGTGGGTTACACCACCATCCACCTTGGTAACGGCGGATTTTACAGCCGTCTGGGCCGTGGCATTGTAGGTGGCAAGTGTGCCACCGGTAGCCGTGGCAATCATGGTTCCGATAAGCGGAAACACGCTCCCCAGAATGCTTTTCCAGTTGATGTTCATTTGCTTCTCGCAAAATGGCGCTGCGTCCTCGCCGGAATAAAACGGCCATGCGCGCCCGCATGCCCGTATGGGGTCAGGCGGCGGGTGCGGCGGTGGGCTGCTGGGCAAGCTTGCGCGCCAGATCGCGCCGCTGCATCGTCCGGTCTATCCAGCCAGCACCACAGGGCGCGAACAGACGCAGCCCCCGGTAATACTCGACCTGCAAGGTTCCCAAACGATCAATAAGAGACTGGATATTTCCACCCTTGGTGGCGTCCATTAGGGCCGCAATCGTGCGCGGCCCAATGGCACCATCAATGTCAGCTTTGGGCATACCAAG